CCTGTTGCTCCTGCCCCATTGGCTGATTTCTACTCTGAAACTCTTGACAAACCCATAAATGTTCACTCAAATACTTTTTCTAAACTCGAACAATATGGGGGTTCCAAACCTTTGGACCCATTTATCAACCGTCTACTTGTAGAATCTCCCGACATTCTGATTGACGGATGGCTCCCGCTGTCCGACACAAAACGTCTCCAACTCTATTCTATTGCTGAAGCTCTTTTCTCCGATGATATTGAAAATTTGGAATCTATGCCTGGCGACAAATCAGCTACTTATGAAAATAAGATAATCCACCGTTCTAGAAAAGATCTCTTTGGCAGAGAATTATGTCCTAATCCCGCCTGGAAGAAATGCTAAAGGATGGTGGATCAATCCCATCCTTATTAGTTACGTCAACCGCTTGGTGAAACACATTCTCGACGGCGGTCAGGTTAAATGCCTGGCCGACGCCTGCTGGAAAGATGAGCTTCGCAATCTCGAAGCTGTCGAAGCAGGAAAGACTCGTCTTTTCTGTGTAGGCAGCTTCTCTCTAGCTGTTGTTACCAAGATGGTTTTTGGCGATTTAGTTCGTCAAAAGGCTTCTCTGTTTCATAGACCTTCCAAAATTGGAATTGATCCTTACCGTCACTGGAGATTGCTATATACCTACCTGTCAACACACCCAAATTTATTTGGTGGTGATTGTTCAGGTTGGGACTATCGCATTCTATGTCATTTCCTCTATCTCTTCAAATACTTTATCGGAACATTGGATTGTTCCGAGATGCATCGTAAACTCATGTTAGGTATTGCCGATTCTATAGTTGGTGTCGTGCTTGTATACAAGTCTTTTCTTGTAGAACGTATGGCCGGTGTCTGTTCTGGACACTGGATGACCTCCTATTTTAACACATTCTGCAACTTCGTTGCTCACAGAATTGTGTGGTACTATAACAAGCCTTCAGATTTTGAAGGTGAGTTTAAAGATCATGTTTCTATGGTTTTTTTTGGTGATGACAATGGTGGTTGTTGTTCCGCGGAAGTTGCTTCCTGGTTCAACATGAACACTATTGCCCACGTCTTTGATCTTATGGGGATGGGTTATACCACCCCCGACAAAAAAGACGTGTCCACCCCGTTTCTCACATTTGAAAGTTTCTCCTTCTTGTCTAGAACCTTTAGACTCGATGATAATGGACACGTGTGGGCCCCGCTTAATATGGACTCTATAATTGGCATGCTTGCCTACATTAGAGACCCTGGCGCGAGATGTAGTCTCGTGGACCAGCTGGCCCTCAACGTTGAAATTGCCCGACGTGAACTTGTTCACCACGGCCTTGAAACTTTTATGGAGTATGAGTGTATCCTTGCTCGTGCCCGAACGACTTATAGACTGAAATGTCCGTGGCCATCTTATTCCGAGATGGTGCAAGCGTACCTTTCAGGGCTCTAAGTCCAAAACCCAACCACGGTGTGGTTAGCCGTAAATAACCTAGGATAGGAGGGCAGTGTCTTCACG